CAGTGTCAAACGTTACTGTACCGAAGTCTTCCTTCTGATATGGTTGTTCAATATAAGCAGTTATCTCTCCGTAATCTTCAAACCCATCATGACTATCTGTAATACTTCCGTAGTCTAACTCATCATAGGTGTAGATAGATCCAAAACGGCTATACGAGTACACCGCTCTTTGGACAGAATCAACTCTGCCCAAAGAGAGCAAACTTCCTGTGCCCTCGTATTGGAATAACATTTAAATGAGATAGTCTCCCAACTTATATTTATTACAAACTATTCTTCTTATCCTGAATCTCTGCTCTTCTAGATTTAGCTAACTTACCTAACTCAGTAAGTGCCTTACGTGCTCGTGCTGCTGATGCCTTAACTCCTTTTGTTTCAAAGTTCTCAGACTCTGCAACATATGTGTCAAACGCATCTGCGATCTCTTGATGAATACTCATTTGTTGTAAACTCCTCGTGGGAATAACTGACCAGTAACAGGACGCTTACCTGTATCTGATGATCTTATTATATAGTTATTATTTGGGAGATCTCCAAGAGCAACTGTTCCGTTACTAGTTTCATTAGTAAATGCTGATAAGGTTGCAACATGATCTGTTACACCTATACCTGTCTGTGCTGTAGTAAGATATGTTAAAAAATAGTTTGCCACTAAGTAGTCCTCGCACAGAATAATATTCCACGAGTTCTACTAGTCTGATTATAAGAACCTGTAATGACTGTATAGATCTCACTACCACTAACAGTAACGGTATCTCCCTGCTGAATATTTGCATTCGGAGTTCCATAGTTAAAGTCAATGAATACAAAATCATCAGGTATAAAATATGGCATAGGTAACCAGTGTCCTTGTATAGGAATACCTTTTATCACAGCATTAAAGTCTGTGCCAGATGCCATAAGTTGTCCACCAGTTCCAGTAGAAGCATTACTACTTCTTAAAGGATAATCAGTTCTATTCCTATAATAGATTGAAGTTGCAGTAATATTACTTTGTTGTGGATAAGTATTTGATTCAAAATAGTAATTCTTATACTTAGAAGTATAACCACTATCATCAAGTGGCATATATCCAAACTCAGCAGCTCTCTTTGTTGGACCTCTTCCAGTACTAGTAGAATACTCATTAACCATTCCATGAGCATAAGTTCTAAACATTACCTGAGGTGTGGTTGTGTTACCTGTATATGGAATCTCAATCTGTGTCATACCACCTAGGAACTGTTCATCCAAATCCCATAATGATGTAGTGTAATCATGGAAGAACCAAGTTCCAAATGAATTACTATTTAAATGTGTGCTTGATAGGGTAGGTGCTTTATAAGAATAGACTACAAACTTAGGATCTAATGATGATCTGTATGCATTTAAATCTAATTGATACCCAGTATTACCACCTGTAGATGGTCTGTAATAATCATTCTGACAGTAGTCCTCAGAATCAGTTGCCCAAGGCATAACCAAAGTATAATCATTATGATCTATATTCCAAGGAAGATCTAAATTTCTCATTCCACGATAATTTTTCCCATAGATATGACCACCATTCCTATGATAAATTGGGGTTGATTGTGTTTGATATATGTGTGGTAAGTATCTTGGACCTGCCCACATGTGTATATCAGTAACTCCTGCATTACCACTTGAATCTCTTGGTGATACTGTCCTAAAAGTAGTACCATAATCTTTAGTACCATCAATCACATGCTTCATCACACCATATTGATATGATGCAGTGGTTCCTACTCCAACTAAACTACTATCATAGAATGTAGTACTAGATCCAGTAGATATAATATTAACATCTGAATATGTACATGGTTCTACTACAATCTTTGGAGCATAATCCCATGAAGAACTATCATCTCTAATATAATATTCACCAGCTTGTCCTGGAAGAGGAGTCCATGATGCTTTGATATTCTGATCACCAGGTAAATCATTTGCATGGTTAGCATTCCACACCCTATTGTTATGAGAAGAGGCAGAGGATGAAGATATTCCTGGTCCACATATATTAAAATATAAACTATAAGATTGCATACTAACCGTAAACTCTATAGTATCTCCTTCTTTAATCGTAATTGTTGTACTGACTCCAGCAGATGATGTAACTGCACCATTCCTATCTTCACCATTAACTTCATATACGTCTGTTAAAGTACATGCATAAGACACAGCATTTGATACTGTTGCTGCGATAGCAACGGTAACATCAATATCACCCGAACCATCAAATTCTGATGCAGGTATAGTTACAACTTCTCCTCCTGTATATCCATATCCACAACAATTAACTTGCATATTAATAATATCACCATTAGATTTCCAAATATAAAATGAAGCATCAGTTCCTACACCTGACGTAGAAGATTGTCTACAATCACGATAATATTCATCACCACTTCCATTAGATACTAGACCAGAAGTGAATGTACTTAACCCAACAACATGCCCACTATCTACACCACCATGTTGTCCTGCCCAGCTAAAAGCATCCTGCATCTGTGTTATCAGATCAGTAGCAGTCCATGTTGGACTAATACTAAATGTATTCTTTGTTATTGCCATTTAATTTTAAACCTCCAACTGGAGTATGGTTAAGTTTGCAGAAATAGATTGAGTAGAATCAGATAGATTCTTAATGGAAGCATAAATCTTAGTTGTCACTGGGTCATCCATGTTACCACCAACAGTAAATGGTGAGATTAATTGCTGCGTTGAGATACCTGTAGTAACTACTTCAGCAATAACACCACTACCAACTTCGGGGTCTTCACCAACACTCCTACCAGAATCATTTGTTCTGGAAGTACTATCAGTATATAGTCTGATCCAGCCTGCTGTAGACAGTCCAACCTTCATCAATCCATATGCTTTAAACCCTACAATATCAGTATGACCTATACCCATAGAAGGTATAGAAGTAGTAACACCACTAACAACTGTTCTTGCTTGTAGTGAACCACCAGATGATGTAACTGTTGCAACGCCCGCACTAAATTCAACGTCAAGTCCTGTACCAAAGTCAACTGTTACAGCAGATCCAACATTAACTTCATCATCTTCTATAACAATACCAGTACCAGATGCTGTAACATTTAATAGATTTGATCCATCAATAGCGGGCAGAGTACCTGTTAAATTCCCAGCTGGTAATGATGTAAGATTTGCACCACCACCTACAAATTGTGTTGCAGTTATAACACCAGTAGCATGAATACCATAGTCAGCAATGGTAACTGCTGATCCAACAGATGCACCAGTTGCACTAAGAATACCTATAACATTAGCACCAAGCTGGGAGGTTTCAAGTCTAGGACCTGCACTAACACCACCATAAGATATGGTAGATACACCAGCAACATCAAAGGATGCAATATCAAATGCAGCATTAACATTACCTAACTTGATATCATTAAATGCTCTGATCCTTAGATCACCTGTACCTATCTCATCAATATAAAAATCATTTGCTGCTGTGTATATCTTACCTTTAGGTCCGAAGAATATATTTTTCTCATTAGCAATAGTTACATTGTCACTGAAGCTGGTTACACCAGCACGAATCTCAACAGCATCTATCTCATTAAATCCAGATGCAGATGCAGTATTAATACCAGGTATTGCTGCTGTGATAGTAGCAATACCTGCTCCTAATGCAACACTAGTACCAGTTGAGAAGTCAAGAGTAGATGCAGCACCAACTGGAGTTCCTGCTAGATTAATTTGAACCCCTGAACCAACAGCAGTTACACCCGTTAGTCCTGATCCATCACCAGTGAATGCTCCTTTAAATGTAGTAGCAGTTAATATACCACTAAGAACACCACCTGTATTTACTGTCTCAAATTTCAGGCTGTCATTATAATATAACTTGACACCTTGTTGATGTGTGATAGTAATACCATCATGATCTGTAGCAGGTTTAAGAAATATATCACCACCATTAGGTGCAAGTTGTGCATTCTCAATGGTAATATCTCCACCAGGATATTGTGATTTAATGTAAGCACCACCTGGTCCTGTATGATATATCTCTAAGTCCTCGTCATTACCAAAATATAATCTCTTATCATCAAGGAATGATGCTGTATTAGCAAAAGCAACTCTGCCATTAAGAGCAGACAATCCTGAGACTGCAATATCATTTGTGCTTATACTACTTGTTCCAACACCTACACCACCAGAAGTTGCAACAGTTACAATTCCACTACTAGAATCTGTAACAACTGTTATGTTTGATCCAGCAGAGATGAGTGTTGCTATTCCAGTTAGTCCTGCACCATCTCCAATATACTTTGCAGCAGTTACATTACCACCAACGGTTATACTTGTACCACTAAATCCTATAACATTTGTACCAGCATTGTTATTAATACCAGGTACGTCAATATTATTTCTAAAACTTACTATTCCACTACCACTAAAAATTCTAAACGCATCAATATTATCTGGAGATTGATAAACTCCACTACCAGACTTAAATCTATCAGCAGTTATAATTCCTACACAATTTACTTCCTGATAAGTAGCACCTACAGTTACACCTAAAGCAACAGTAGATACACCAGCAACATCAGTATATGTTACAGCAGCAGCAACTACATTCTGTAGTTCTGATCCATCACCAACAAATAAAGTACCAGTTATAACACCAACCTGAATATTAGGTGTTCCAGTTAAACCTTGAGCAGCAGTTGATAACCCTGCACCATCAGCATAAGAAGAGATTCCAGCATTAAATGCATACGTTGCTGTATCAGCAGACGTAGCATTGTTAGCAAGAGTTGCTATACCTGCAACAGCAGCATAGGTTGAAGCAGCAGATACAATAGAATAATAAGCAGGAGCAGTAAGTCCTGTTGACATTCCAGCAACAGCAGCATAGTTTGCATTCGTTGCGTTAGTTGCAAGCGTTGCTAACTCTGCAGTACCAGCAGTATTAGCATAGTTTGCAGTCGTTGCGGTAGTAGCAACCGTAGCAACACCAGCAGTGGCAGCATATTCTACAGAGAGATCTGACCCCAACCCAACAAAACGGGAGGAGAGGTCAAAAATATCTTCAGCAATTATATTAACAACCTGTCGTTGTTGCTCGAAGGTTGAATTAACTCCTACATTTTGGGCTGGCATATTCTATAAGTCCTCTAAAAAAATAGGAGGGATCACCAAAGGCAACCCCTCCATAACGAGTAGTATAAAGATTATCAAATATCAGTCGAGGCTGACGTTCAATGTAACTTTGATTTGGTCTCCGTTGTTCTGGATGTTGTAAGGACCATTTGTGAACCTTTCAGCGAAGAATATGCTACTGTAAAGTGAAGCACTTCCTATTCCACTTAGAGCAGGAGTCGTAGTGAACGTACTCTCATTCTCAGTGGTGTGAATGGTATATGTTCCTGAAGTTGTAGTTGTGTTAGCAGCACCAGCAGCAACGTAAATAATGTCTCCAACATCTAAACCGTGGTTGGTTGCACCAACACTAACTTGAGCGAAGTTAAAGTAAACTACGTTACCAGTAGCGTTCTGAATGTTGTTCTCTAGTTCGGTACTTAGATGAACTCGTCCGAGCTTCTCATCTATACCAACGATAGTGGTTCCAGTAGCAATACCTGTGTTCTCTCCAGCAAGGTTACCGTGAGTAACACCCATACCTACACAGATGTCTTCAGTAATCTCTTTAAAGAATGTTGCAACACCAGTTACAGTTCCGCTATTCTTCTTGTCAAGAACAACAGTTGTAGTATTCATGATACCAACAACCCTTGCTCCCTCAGCGATACCTGCACCAAGAACTCTTTGTCTGGTTGTAATACCAGCGTTACTGGATACAACAACGTTAAATTCAGATCCAACACCAGTTACAGTAGGTTCTGATTTGAATGGGAACAAGTCCACATATGTCTTACCAACCGTACCACTTGACTGTGCCTTAGATATGGTAGTAGCAGTACCAACTGTAACAGCATGCTCAACACCATTTAAGGAGATTGGCATGTTGTTTGCTCTTACTAGGTAATAACCATAGATGTTATTAGCAGCAGAAGTAAAGGTAAATTCTTGTTCTGGATAGGAAGCAGTAGTTGTACCAACACCAAATTGTAGTGCTTGGTTACTGAATGTAGCAGCGTTCTTAACTGTAAGAACGATTGTGTTACCGTCGATAGCAGCAACAACTGCGTTTGTTCCGACGTTACCACCAGTTACATAGTGACCAACAGCGATGTTTGATACTGAGGAAACAGTGATGGTGTACTCGTTTACGTTACCACTACCTGTTGGTGTAGCGATAGCACTTTGTATTGTACGAACATTCCACTCGCTTCCATTGAGTAAAATTCCGTATTGTCTTGAATAATCTGTGTCGTGTCTATTAACATTAACCGCAGGGTAACCTGTACCAGGTGCGGTTCCATATCCTACCAATCCTGTCTCATCGTATGGCTCGTAATATTTTGCCTGACTTGGGACATCTGTCTCCGCAGGAACTGTATTAGAGGTATACAACTTGAGGATCAAGTTTCTTGGAATATTTCGATCTGAGTTTACAAGATATCTTAGAGATTGTAATTCACCTTGATCTGATACTAATAAAGCCATCTGCTGAGCTCTCCAGTTTGAACATTGTTTCCTATGATTTATTTATTATATTTCAAGCTTCAAGTTTTAAATGATTAGTCGCAAGAATAATGAACACTTCTTAATGCCATTACAGGACACCACATCAAAGTCTAAAATATCACCTGCAGTCAACTGAGTTGACCAAGTGGATAATGATTCGTCTCTTGCCTTCTTCTCATTAGATAACCTAGGGTATTCACTTCCTACTATAGATGTAAGACTATCAGGGTATGTAGCAAAGGTATCTTTCTTTACATCTATAACAATTGATCCCACCGTATCTGAAACCAGCATCCATGATTCTATTCTACCAGTAACATCAAGGTTTAATTGTCCTTTTGAACCAGTAGTAATATCAAATGACCCATTATCTAAAACAAAATTAATAGTTCTAGTCAGATCTGCATTAGCAGTTAGAGCAGTACACCAAAAATCATATCCTGCAGCAGGTGCAGGTGTAAATGTAATTTGACTACCTGCTATCTGATAGTCAACTCCAGGTTGGAGAATAACATCGTTAAGAGATACTATTAACTGTTGTGGATCTTTAGGAACATAGGGATTCCCACCCACAGTAATATCAAATGTAGTTTTTGTACCATCAAATTGACCCTTAATATCATCAACTAATACATTAGTGTATTGAGTTGACTTTGAGGGTATCTCATAGTTAACACCTAACTGATACTGTGGAGTTGACGTGTCAACATTAACATTATAACTACCAGCATCAAAGGTTACTTCGTAATCTGCCATTAGAAACTAACTCCAGGTGATACGAACAACATGCCAGCAATCACTCTACTCTTATTACCATTCGATGAGGTAATATAAACATCATATACATATCTACCTTCTGAGATAAGTGCCGTGGCAGCATCTGTCATTGTTAATGAGATTTTACCAAGAGATCTATCAGCAAAGGTAACATCAAAAGGATATTTTGTAGTAGCGGTATAATGCTTTCTGATTTCACTAGCAGCAGTATACCCTAAGAGATTCAATGGAGTACCATCAGAATTTCTTACAGTTAAATTAACACTAAAGTCTGTTCCTTGCTCTAAAGTAAGGTTCAATGGTATAGCAGCCATCTACTTCATACACTATTTTTAGTATTTATGATTCATCTTTACGCCAAAAATCTTGCCACTCCTTCTCCGACTTTGCATCAGTAACAGTGGACTTGGTTGAAATATATGAAGTGGTTATACCAACTTGATCTTCTTCTGATTCTATCCTTGCCATATCATATCGGGCATTGGTTGTTGTCCTGGTCTATTTAACAATAATAGTAGACCATATCCTAAGAACCAAATAACATTAAACAACCATGCCTGTCTCCAAAGATATTTTCTAATACTCATAGAGATTGCAACTCTCTTTACATCACCTTCATTATCTTCTTTACCAATTGATCTAAAGATCTGTTCAATAATTACAGCAATAATTGTACCTACCACTAAAGGATAGAATACAAAATTTGCAAAAGACATTATGAGTATTAGAGTTTGCATTAGTAAAGATTCTCTTCTTGTTCAGCAAGTAATGTTAGTGTATCAGATGTTGGACATGCTACGCAAGTGAGGACATACCCCTCTTCCAACTGGTCATCATCTAAGAATGATTGCTCTTCTTGGTTAACTGTTCCTTCTTCAATCTTCATAGCACATGATGAGCATGCACCAGCACGACAAGATGAAGGATGATCTAGTCCTGCTTCTTCTAAAGCATCTAGTATAGTAGTGTCACCGTCACATTCAAATGTTTCAGTAGCACCGTCTGGACTCTTAAGAGTAATAGTAGCCATGTTTATTAATACAACATGACGTTATTTATGATACAAAATTGAGTATTAACGTCCTTCTCGTGAGCGATTCCTAATCGTAATATGATTACCTTCAATTTTAAACTCTAGGTAATCTGTATGATCCCATTCAAGTTCTTCATAAAGACAGTTAAGTCTGTCCATGTCATCCCACAGGTCAGTGGGAGTAGGTTCACCCCAAAAAGGATTTTCTTCCATTAAACAAACTGCCTCAATTGAGTTAAAATATATTTATAGGCTTCCACTATATCTCCCTCATCTTTTCTAAAGAGATCTTTATCAAATCTCTCTTTCGTTCCTTTCTTCCAGAGTCGCATGTTGTCAGGTGATAATTCATCACCCAAGCATAAATTTTCGTTAACATCGTAACCAAACTCCAATTTAAAATCTACAAGATCAATATCCATAAGTGAGAATAACATTTGAAGATGTGTATTGACTTTAATTGCTGCTTCTTTCAGAGGTTCTGGATCAATACCCATCAATCTAACACGATCATCTGTAAGTAATGGATCATCTTTCTCATCATCCTTTAAGAAGTATTCTACTATAGGTGGTGAGAGTTTAATCCCTTCAGTGATGGTAGTGTTCTTAACTATACTACCAGCAGCAATATTTCTTACTATAACTTCTACTGGTATAATAGTCAATTTATTACAACGTAATGTATCCAAAGATGGACAATCAATATAATGCGTTCTTATTCCTCTCTTATGTTCCAAGTGTTCAAAAAGAAGTGCTGATATAAGACAACAAGTCTTACCTTTACCTTCAGGAAAATCTATTCGTCTACCATTACCAGCAGTTACTTTATCGTGGAAGTGTAGATATACTGTATCAGGTTCATCTGCTTTTTGATAAACAGACTTTACCTTACCTTCAAGTAATAAAGTATCATGTGCCTCAGTCTGAGGTACTTCTGTATAAAAAATCTTAGGTTGTTCTGTACTACCAGTATCTCCAGACATAAAAAATGAGGGGATTGCTCCCCTCATCTTATCAGATTATTCAGTTTTTATCAACCTACGCTAGGAGCAACTAGTGCGACTTCAGAAGTCTCAGCAGATGCTAAGTCTAGTGGGAAGTTGTGAGCGTTACGCTCGTGCATAACTTCCATACCAAGGTTTGCTCTGTTAAGAACGTCACCCCAAGTAGGAACAACCTTACCAGATGCGTCTACGACAGACTGGTTGAAGTTGAAACCGTTAAGGTTAAACGCCATTGTACAGATACCCATTGAGGTTAACCATACACAAACAACAGGGAATGTTGCTAGGAAGAAGTGAAGTGAACGAGAGTTGTTGAATGATGCATACTGGAAGATAAGTCTACCAAAGTATCCATGAGCAGCAACAATGTTGTATGTCTCTTCTTCTTGTCCGAACTTGTATCCGTAGTTTTGTGAGTCCAAACCAGTTGTCTCCCTGATCAAAGAAGATGTAACTAGTGAACCATGCATAGCACTAAAGAGTGCTCCACCGAACATACCTGCTACACCTGCCATATGGAAGGGGTGCATGAGAATGTTATGCTCTGCTTGGAATACGAACATGAAGTTAAACGTACCAGAAATACCTAGAGGCATTCCATCAGAGAAAGAACCCTGACCAAATGGATATACTAAGAACACTGCGAATGCAGCAGATACTGGAGCAGAATATGCTACACAGATCCAAGGACGCATACCTAAACGGTATGATAGTTCCCACTGTCTACCCATGTAGGCAGAAATTCCAATAAGGAAGTGGAAGATAACTAACTGGTAAGGACCACCGTTGTACAACCACTCGTCTAGAGTAGCAGCTTCCCAAATAGGATAGAAGTGTAATCCAATAGCGTTAGAAGATGGAACTACAGCACCAGAAATGATGTTGTTTCCATACATGAATGAACCTGCAACAGGTTCTCTGATTCCGTCGATATCGACAGGAGGTGCTGCGATGAATGCAATTACGAAGCATGTAGCAGCAGCTAATAGGCAAGGGATCATCAAGACACCGAACCAACCAACATAGATGCGGTTGTTTGTGCTTGTAACCCACTCGCAGAACTCGGACCATCCAGTAAGGAGTCCTTGTTCACGTTTTTGTAGAGTTGTCATTAGTCCAACTTTAAGTAGGGCAGCAGGGTAACTGCGAAACTTAGATCCTTCAGAACCCTAGACCTGAAGGTAGGATGAGAGACGTAATTTAACCACCCATAGGTCTCGGTTAACGGGTGCAGTATATTGTGAGCAAATGCCCACGATGTTATTTAGTGTAACGCAATGTTAAGCATTTGTCAAGTAAATAAATAATCTTTTTAAAACTGTGAGGGAAGGAGTCGAACCTTCAAGTCCCGCCAGGAACATCAGTTAAACAGACTGACACGTTTACCAATTTCGTCACCTCACAAAGGAATCCCTAATCAGGGATTGCTTGCATGATACGTGTAACTCCGATTC